TTAGCAACATTAAGAGCATAATGAGCCATCTCAAGAGTAGTACGAACATTCAGCTCAGTATTAGACAATTCACCATGACGAACTTGATTCTGAAGCAACTTAGGTTCATAAATATTATAGATATCCTGACCAGCTGTTCTACTAGACATATAATTAGCATTTTCTTCCGTCTGACGAAGTTTAGCACGATATTGTTGCCAATACTCGTACGCAGTCATAGTACTATTCGCCTCTTTAGTCGCTTTCGCCTGGAGTAATTGAGTTTGAGCACGCATCTGCTTAACTTGCTCTAGCTGAATCATAGCGTTTCCAATAGTTGAACCAGCAGCACCAATACCTTGAGCAAAACCGGTAACCGGCTGCACATGAGCTGGTGCAACACTACCAACGGAACCAGCATTTCCAACTTCCCCACGACTATACATCAAAGCAGGATTCAAACCAGCTTCACGCATACGCTGAATTTGGGCAGCAGGAGTATTATATTCATTCTGCTTGTTCCACATATTCTCTTGCCATGCCTGCTGTTCTCTCTGCAATTGAATATTGGTCTCATTAGCAGACTCCTGGGCAGAACCTTCAAGCAAACCACCAACAAGGCCTGCTCCTGCAGAAATTAATGCACCACCAATAATAGGATCCATATCACATTCTTACATTATACACAAACTTCATAGCAAAATTCTCGTTAGTTCGCCGTCGAAGTCGATCCCATTTCAACTTGTCTGGCTCAGGACGAGCAAAGTACACTTCAATTGTGTCATCAAGAGGATCATAAACAAAACCTAAACTCTCTTCAACGAGCTGCTTCAGCTCAGGTAAAAAATAGGAACAGCCATCATCCGCTTTCCAAGTTGTTGGCTGCTGATCATCTACCTTGGAGGCAGCTTCAAGCATTTGTTTAGATTCAGGACATATAACATAATACCGATTCTCATCAGAAAGGGCATTTTCAACTTTCTTACGCTCTTCTTGTTCTATCTTCTCCGCTAACCTAATATTCATTTGTTTATACTCTTCTTCGTCCGTCCATATCTTCTTCTTGAGATAGCGAGGCAAAAAATACTCCTTACGACCTACATGAAAGCTTTGTGAGTCAGTTTTGTAAAAAAATTGTTTTTTTGCTTCATCAAGGAAAGATAAACCAATTCCATTACTTTTAAGTGATATATAATCACCTGAGATACGACGCTTATGGAGATATTTTGTTACATACTTAATATTCTTTTCGTGAACTCCTTCATAAAAAACGAAACCATTCGACCAAGACTTTGTAATCAGATCAGTAACCTGATTAAACTCTACCAAATCAATCCACTGACCTTTAGCATTTCGAGACTTAAACGTTTTATAACTAAAACCATAGATTAATGCATGAAAGTGCAATCGACCATCATCACCACGCTCAGTAATGACATAATAACGAAAACAAGAAGTATCAATACCAGCATATCTACATGCTGAACGGAAACGCATAATAAACAACTGCCATTCACGCTTTAGATTAGCTCGACGAACATCATCATCAGGATCATCACAACGATAATGCTCGATATCAAATGTGAAAGTAACAAACATACAAGGATTTGCCAGGCTCTCAAATAGAAGCCTGGTACGCCAGTTAAGCGTATAGGACTTGAGTTTACGAAACTCAGAGGGATATCTAAGATCTGCCTGGAAAGCTATATCCTCAGATTGGATAAGTCCAGCATTGATCTCTCTCGTCCCATTCGTAGTCCCAGATAGATCCACATAAAACACTTGTTTCATCTAAATCAGGTTGAGCTAAAAATGTATATGTATCAATCCAATCACAAATCTCCTGGCGTGTCTTAGTACGATGTCTGACAGGTGCGTGCAAGAGATTACACGTAAATAAATCCTTATCATTATAGGGATCTCTACCCATCCAGCATTCATACAACTTACCACGATGAAGGTAGAAGGTCTTGAAGATATCAAAACCTCTATAGTTTTCACCCCAATAGTGGGGTATTACTTTGCCATCTTCTCCGTATTGTACCATCAATGAAACGAACCACTGCGTAGGTTCGTGCTCCACGCTTTAATCATTCGGGGACAAAAGTAGTAAATTTATTTCAAACCACCAAATAAATTTCTATGTTTTTGCAGTCCTAGTTCAAGTTCTAAGGACTGCATCGATTTTTTTGTGTAAAAAAAAATCTTTTATAGACTAAATTCGAATAAGGAATTTGAGTCCTTAGCGGTCTTCGCCACTGGCCGACTGCGCACGTTGACTTCACTACGCTTCGTCCACGTTGCTCGTGGCTGCCGTGGCTGTGACCGCGCGGCCGATGGCCGCTAACCATGCGGCACAGATAGCTATAAGGTAGCGGGGCATACTTCAAGCCATAGCTACGGATTTTTTGAGATTTAAGGGGTCGGAGGTACGCTTCGCTAGCTCCTTTTCTGCTAGCGCTGTGAATCACGTCTTTCAGACGTGTCGGTCGTAAGGGGGGGAGCCCCCTATGCCCCCCATCATCGGGGCACAGCAACGGAAAAGAAAAAGAGCCTCATTCCTGGGGCTCTTCTTGTTTACGTCTTTCAATCTCTTCATCAACACGTTTCTGAAATTCATCATCAGCTTTCTTTTTAGCTGATCTCTTACGATGCTGATCAATACGATCCTCAAGATCCTGGGTCTCCTTAGACGTAGCAATCTCAAGTGCATCAAGACGATCAAATCCAGGCTGAAGAGTAGGATCATCAAAATCATCGTCATTCGGATCATCATAATCAGCGTCAGAAACACTAGCACCAAGACCAGTAGTCAAACCACGAGAAACACGATCCAAAATCTGCTGAATACTCAAAGCTTCATCAGGCTGGGTCTTAGACGGACCAAATTCATGTTTTGGAATCCGAACACCAGGATGCTGGTGCATAGAATAATAGACTTTCTTTTTCATAACGATGGATTAGGATTTTTCTGCATTGGACGCTTCAATCTCTCAAAGTGATGCATATACACAATAAAACGATCACCTAAACTTTCTGAAGTCGGGAACAAACGATCATAATCCTCAAGAGAATTATACGAAGAAATAAACTGCTCAGACAAAGTGGGCTGCTCATTAAAAAGACGAGCCATATGCCAATAAGCCATAGAAGTACGCATCTGACCAGTAACAATACCAGGATGATAACGATACTCTGCATACCTGGGAGTATAACCAAATGAATCATCCATAGGCTCTTGTCCAGATATCGCATAACCAAATAACTCCTTATTCAGAATGGCTTGTTCACCAAGATTCTGAAACTCGGGGAAGTAATAATCAAACTTAGTTGTTCTGGTAAACTTACGCTGGAAACCATCAGCATAAATATTCTGGGCAGGAATAATAGACATAAGACCCATGATCCATCCATGTTCATCAATGTGATACTTCTTACTCGAAGCCAACATATTACCAAAACCAACACCAGCTCGAGAACCTTGAGGGCTAGTTGCAGTTTCAGAAGTTTGAAGTACTTCAGCCATACCAATTACCTGCTTAGCACCACCAATATACTCAGGACGATCAAGACGATAATCAGGGGTTCGTACACCAAAATGAGAAAGGATCTGCTCTACATAACGACCACCAGCACGGGCATTTCTCTCTAACCACTTCTGAACACTATTCAAACGACGTAGCTCATTAATAGTTATACCAGATGCTTCACTTAAATCGGCAGAACCTTTAACATTAGCACCAAGAATAGGATTATCTAAAGTATGAATATGATTCAAATTATAAGAATCATAAGTTGGATTAGTAGAAGCACGTAAATGGGCACCACTTAATTCTGAAGAATCACGATACAATTTAAGATCATAACTTGACTGATCAAAATCAGATTCATTTTGGCGATAATACATACCATTTTCATCAGTAGTAATAACTGATGGCTGACCAGTAGAGTCAATTTGACCAGAAATTGGAGCTTCTCCAGCTATTGGAATAGTAACTTGAGGACCACGCTGAGTCCAGGGTAAAGCTGAAGTAAAATAATCCTTTTTAAAACCACGATAATGGAGCGCATATGAAGTACGATCGTAACCACCAGTGAGAGGGGTTTGCTGATCTTCTTGAAGAGTCTCATCACGATAAAACTCATTGTAGATCATATCATAGGCACGGAAAGGCATAGAATCAACCTGTACACTTGTATCAGGCTCAAGATCAGTATCGTTACCACGCAAACCAGCTTCAATTGTAGGTGGTAGACCCATATAATCCCAAAGAGAACCAGGAGTAGTCAACTGTTGACTTGCATCAGTATAGGGCTTAACAACTTCACTGGTACCATCTTCACCACCAGTAATAAACTCTTGCCAGTCTTTCCACAACAATCGATTAGGAACAAAGAAATAATCAATACGAACTTCGATTCCTTGCATCATCGGAGCAAGCGTCGGAAACAACTTAATTTGAGCAGCTGTTCGACATTTAAAAACATCACCTGGTACAACATCTTCAACCAAAACAGGAATGATCTTTCCAAAATCAGTAGTAGTAAAATGAGGGTGATCTAAAACCTGCTTAGATCTCCTAGGCGGTTTTATAAATACATCAGTGAAGATACTCATATTCTATAACCTCCTCTACTTAAACGAATTCGACGAATACGACGAGAGCGACGACCTCTCAATAATCTACGTCTGTAACTTCTTCTACGCATAATTTTAGGGAATTGGAACAATATCAGGAGTAAATACATCAAAGGCCTTGATCGCACGATCAAGTATCGAGAGGACTAACTTTACATCAAGTTGTTTATCCTGGTGCTCAGTTATTTTAGTATCTGCAGCCAACTTAGCAGTGGACTGCACAAGGTTTTCAAATTGCTCAGGAGTCATCTTTTCAATGACATCATATTTCTGTTGGGCAAGCTTGATGGCGGCATAAGTATAAGTAACCTGGGCATCCGTCATACGCTTACGAAGTTGATAATTAGCAACATTAAGAGCATAATGAGCCA